CCCCGCCGATCAGCGTGATGCCTTCCACCAGCGCCATCAGCTCCAACACACGCTGCGCGCCCTGAGCCGTGGTCGGCTCGATGTCGCCGGTCTCGATGAGCGCAACGGTCTGGCGCAGCTGCTCGAGCATGCGATTCATCGTGCTGTTGCCCAGCACGACCATGGCCGCTTTGTGGGCGGCGCTGCGGTGCTGGCCACCCAGGTCGGAGCGCAGGCGCTGATCAATACGCGCCAGAAAACCAGCCTGAAGGTCGGGCCAGTACTTCGGTGGGGTTTCATGGCTCAAGCGGGCCATGTAGACGTGCAGCGGCTCGCTTTTGGTGGAGTCCAACCAGCTTGCGGCGAGGTCGACGCCCAGGCGCATGGCCTCCTGGCTGAAAACCTCCAGATCGATTGCTTGAACGCCATCGGCAGGCGGTACAGCTGAGATTTTCCGGGCATGGCTTGCCCGATACCCCAGGCTTTGGGGCGTGTTATGATGGGTCTTCATTTGGTGTCCTCAAAGCCCTGCCGAGCTGCTCTCTCGTCGGGGCTTTTTCATGGCTGGCGGTCAGCAGTCGGTCAGCTGGTAGCCATTCGCCGGCTGGCTAGAGAAAGTCTCCGTGCCCGCAGATCGCCCGCTGCCCGGTTCGCCTGCCTGAATGCATCCGAAGGTCTTCGACCCGACGCCACCCCCAAGGCAATACTCCAGCGCCCCGATCAGGTCGCTGATTTCAGTTGCGCCATTGAGGCAAATTGCCTGCCCTTTCACGTTCAGATTGATGTTCATCTAGCGCACCTCTTCCGGTTGATAAAGGCGTCCCCACGCATTCACTTCCCAACCAGGTACATCACCGCCAGCCGCCGCACTGATCCGGCAAGATGGATTGCCGACTGACGGGCAATGCTCAGTCGCCTGGCCCTCGATGGGCCTCGGCTTGATTCGTTGCCATTTGCTCCAGGTATTGCTGATCGACGATTCGCGGGCGCGGCCTGCCGAAGTTGGCAGACCCCAGGCACGCCGTGCCGAAGGTCTTCCCAGGCTTGTCGAAGCGATCCGCGAAGCCGTACTCAAGCGCCCGCAGAAAGTCCATCAGCTCATCTTCGTTGAGCACGATCACCACGCCGTTCTTCTCGATGGTTACGCCCGTGCCCTCGGCGTCGGGCCTAAACATGATCCGAACTCCCCGCCGATTCGCTCACCGCTGGCAGGTTGGCCAGGAACGCCTCCACATCCGCGCGGCGGTAACGGCATCCACCAGAAGGAAGGCGCACGGGCGCTGCAAGCTGCCCGCTCTTGAGGATCTGCCGCAGGGTCGGCTCGCTTACCCCGAGGATTTCAAGCACCTCAGCTCTCTTGAGTAAAACTGCCGTCCGGGTCATTTCCGCATTGCTCCTGGCTTCACTCCGCCTGTCTGGCTTTTCGCTACTTTGTGCGCTTTTGCGTGGTCTTTCATTCCCCACCCCCTGTAGCTGCGCGCGCTACAGGGGGCGGCATTCATTCCAGATCGTGGAAGGAGCTCCGCCGCCGTGCAGCCGCCTCGCGCTGAATGCTTTCGAACTCGCGCCGCACCGCCGCCGCGATGGCGTTCGGGTCACCTCCGCCTTGCACCTGGACGGTCACGCTGACGTTGAAAACATCCCCGCCGCGCGCGGCTGAGGCGGCGCTTGAGGTCGCCAGCGGCGGGCGCGTGTCGATGCTGATTGGCTCGCCTGCTGCCGCAGGGAATGCGCCTGTCGCCGCACTGAGCCCAACCACCCCCGCCGCCGTCAGGCGCTTCACGGTGCCGGTGATCTGCTTCAACGGCCCATCCTCGCCACCCGCCAAACCCTGCGCCAGACCGGCCATGGTGAAGCCGCCCAGCTCGGCGAAGACGCGCGACGGGCTATGGATGCCGAGCTTTTCCTTGAACCAACCGATACTGCTGTCAGCGGCGCCCACAACGGCGCCCTTGACCGCCCCGGCCATGTTCTTGATGCCGTTCGCCAGGCCCTGCATGAGCATCCCGCCGAACTCGGTGAAACGCCCCGGCAGGTCAACGCCCAGGTAGCTGAGCACCCCGGCAAAGGCCTTGTAGAACAGCCCGAGCGGGCTGAAGTTGACGATGGTCGCGGCGATGCCCGCAAAGCCACCGCTGAAGCCCAGCTTGATCTCATCCCACATGCCCAGGGCGCCGGTCTTGATGCCGCTCCACATGCCCAGGAAGAAGGTCTTGATCGGCTCCCAGTTGCGATAGATCAGGTACGCGGCGCCGGCCAGCAGCGCAACGCCCCCGCCGATCAACAGCAGCGGCTTGAGTGCCAGACCCGTGGTGATGCCGAACGTCGCCATAGCGAACTTGGCGGCGGCCAGCGGGCCGATCAGGCCGGCGATGGTCAATGCCAGCGTTCCGCCCGCTACGGCGGCAGCGGCGAGCGCTCCGGCGCCCTTGACCAGGGCACTGGTAAAGCCGGGGTGATCCTGAGTGAACTTGCCCACCCAGCGGACAGCATCGGTCAGGTCAGCGGTCAGGCCGCGTAGCCCGACGTTCTGCCCCTCGAAGATCCCGATCTGTACGTCAGCCCATGCCGACGACAGCCCGTCAATGTCGCCTTTCAAGTTGTCGCCAATGGTCGCGGCGGTCTTCAGGGCGGCGCCTTGACTGTCGCGCACCACGTCCAGGTACTTGAGGATCCCGCCGCTGCCTGATTGCTTCAGCAGCTCGGACATGCCCGCCGCTGGCTCCTCGCCGAAGATATCCTTCAGGTACTTCAGCTGATCGCCTGTCCCCATCTTCTCGGTGGCCTTGGCTACCTCGCCCAGGATCGTGGTGATCGGCCTGACGTTGCCCGCTGCATCCTTCGACGCCACGCCAAGCTTCTTCATCGCTTTCGCAGCAGGGCCAGCCGGAGCAGCCAAACGCAACAGCATGGCGCGCAGCGTGGTGCCTGCCTGTGACGACTGGATGCCCACGTTGCCCAGCAGACCGGCCATCGCGGCGGCGTCTTCCAGGCCCATGCCCGAGGCGCGCGCCACCGGCCCGACATACTTCATCGTCTCGCCCAGCATGCCGAGCGACGTGTTACTGGTGGTGAAGGCCTTGGTCAGCACGTCAGCGACGCGCGTCATCTGGCTGGCTTCAAGTCCGAAGCCGCCCAGGATGTTGGAGGCGATATCCGAAGTGGCGGCCAGGTCAGTGGCGCCGGCCTTGGCCATCGACAGAAGGCCCGGCATTGCGTCCTGGATGGCTTTAGGGTCGAAGCCACCCATAGCCAGGAACGATTGCCCTTCGGCCACATCGTTGGCGCTGAAGGAGGTCGACGCACCCAGCTGGCGAGCCTGCGCGCGCAACTGCGCCATTTCTACCGACTCCTTGTCCAGGCGGGCCAGCGCCTGCACCTTGGACATGGTGGCGTCGAAGGTGGCGCCCTCCTCCAGGAACCGAACGCCCCCATAGATCATGCCGCCGCCCACCGCCGCCGCCTTGGCGCCGCCCGAGGCAATGTTGCCTTGCAGTTCGCGGGCCTTGTCGTAAGACGCGCGGGCCTTCGCCAGCGCCCGCTGCTTGTCTGCCAGGCGCTTGAGCTGCTGCTCCTGCTTGCCCATGGTGTCGGTGGTCTGGCTGATCTTTCGCTTCAGATCCGCTTCATGGGTGGCCAGATTGCGGGTGCTGATCCCGGCCTGCCCGAGCTTGCCATGGAGCCCCTGGAGCGTCCTCAGCTGCTCGTTGTGTTTCTGCTTCAGCGCCTCACCTTGGCGCGTTGCGCTCTGGAATTCACGGGTGAGCGCCTTGCTCGGCGTGGCCGTGCTCGCCATCTCGCGCGATAGCGCTTGGAGACGGTCGCGGTTGGCAACCATCGCCGCGCCGTTCTGCACAAGCGAGTCTTTCACTTCGCGGAAGCTGGAAATGTCCTTCTGTTGGGCCTGGAGGCCCTTCAGGTTCTCGCGCGTCTTCTTGAACTGCTCACCGAGCGAGCCGGCGCCGCGCCCGATGTTCTTGAACGGGCCTGTGGCCTTGTCGATGGCGGCGAGCGTGACCTTTAGATTCAAGTCCTTGGCCATGCTCAAGCCTCCTGCCGCTGGGCAGCGGAGTCGCGGGCGTTGATGCACTTTTCAACCCAGGCATCGATCTCCGACTCAAGCCAGGCAACAGCCTGCTTGCCGATCGGAACAGGGCGGGGGAACGCATCAGCAGCAATTTGCTTGTACAGCGAGGCGCGGGGCATTCCTGTGCGCTCCAGGACTTCCGGGCAGCGCAACAGGCGAGGGGGGCGGGACATGGCGTGTCACCTGATATCGACCTTAGACAGGCTGATAATCGGTGACGCGCCCGGATACAGCCTTAGGCGTGCTGTGTATCGGCGCAGGGTACAGCGGGCCAATAGGCCGAAAAGGTCTTGCGGTCACACTTGACCAGGCGGCGGGCGTCGTCGCGGGTCATGCCAGCCGCGCGGCAGGCCTCGATCTTGCGGCGCACCGGGGCCACGCGCTCCGGCCAGATCTTGCGGAGCTGAATCGGGGTGCAGCCGGTTTCGATGAGCGTCTCTCGCCTGGTCATGCCCTTGGCACGGCAGGCCGCTACGCGCTCCGCCAGCACGTCAAATTCGCTGGGCTGGGGCGCCGGCCTTTGCCGTGCCAACGAGGGCGCCATGGGGAGCCTTGTCCGTGGGCTGGGCAGGCTTGAGGGCTGGAGCGTGTACTGGGTGGTCAGCCGGCCCGTATAGGTGGCCCCGCAGAGCATGCTCTGGCACTGGCCGTAGATCGACCGCCAGACCGCTTTGCCGTCGGTCTCCTCCACATCCGAGGTGCGCACGCGCATATTGTGCCCGCACGCTGGGCAAGGTGCCTTGTATCCGCCGTGGTTGCCTGCCATAGGATTAATCCCCCTCTGTGACAGGGGGATAGTAACCCAAGAAGCCGCATTACTCGCGGCCTTCAGGTCGATCTGGCGCGCAGCGCGTCGATCAGATCCGCCGCCCAGCTGTCGGCCTCAGGTTCGGGCGCCGGGGTCGCCGGCTTGTGCTCCAGGAGCATCATCGCTTGCCGCAGCTGGGCCACCTCTTCGCGGAGCAGGCGCAGCTCTTCCAGGAGCGGCTGTAGGGTGTCTGTCGGGGGTGTCGGGTCAGGCGCTGCCGCAGGGTGTCGGGTGTCGGGTTTTGCTGTCGGGTCAGACGGTGGCTCACCCCATACGCGGATCGCCTCGGACAGCTCGACAACCTTCTGATTCTGGCCGTTCAGCCCAGCAGATACGCGGCCTCGCTCCACGGCTTCATAGACCGTCGAGCGGTGCATTCCGTAGAGTTTGGCGAGCTTTCCGAGGGTAAAGGCTGGCATGTCGGGCGCTGTAGGGTCTGGCTGTCTGGTTACCCGACACTCTAGCAGTTCAAGGGCTGAATTCTAGGACGCTCCGCCGTTTCGGTGACCGCCGCGCCGATTCCTGCACCGCCTGCTCCTGGTCGTGGGCATTCTGCTTGCGCAGGTTGCCGGCGTGCTCGATGACGGCCTGCTGCTGATCCGGGCTCAGGCCGTCCAGGAACAGCGCCTGGTAGGCCTTCAGCTGCCGTTCAACCTCCTCCAGGCGCTCGCGCAGCGACTGCGCCTCCAGCGCCTTGCGCTTGGCCGTCGCGGCCATCTCGCGCGCCCGCTTGTGCTCCAGGGTGGCGGTGCTGGCCTGCTGAAGCGCCGGGCCATAGTAGCGTTGCACGCTGCGCGTCACCCGGTCGGCGATCTGCTCCGGGCTTTCCACGGTTTTGGACAGCAACCGCTTCTCCAGCACCTTCGGGGCCAGCTGGGCCGGGGAAAGGCGTCCGTGCGTGAAATCTGGCTGACTCAGCGCCCGGTAGTACTGTCGAATCGTCGTGTGGGTGGCCTTGCTGCCCTCGATGCCACGCTCAAGCCCGACAGACGCCCCGACATTGGCGGCAAAATCGGTCTGCATCTTCGACAGCTTCGAGCGCCCCCCGAGGAAGTGCTTGGCGTTCAGCTTGCCGCGATCATCGATCGGCACCACGTAGGCGATCAGGTGCGGGCTGGTTTCGTCACGATGCACCGACACGCCCACCACGTTCTCCGCGCCATGGCGTTGCTTCAGCCAGGCCGTGGCGCGCTCGAAGTAGCGGCTGCCGTCTTCACCAGGGCCGAAGAACTCCGGGCTGGCCCCGATGAAGTACTCAACGCACAGCACGGCATCAGCGCGCCGCGTGTCGGGCAGGCGTGCCCGTATGGCAGCGCTGACCGCCTGCGCCGATTCGCCCTGGTGCTCGTTGAGGTGAGCGCGTGTCGGGTCGGCGTTGGGTGTCTGTCGGGTTCGGTAGGTGTGCGCGAGTGAACCCCCGATCTCGCCGAAGCTCTTGAGCTTGGCAGTGCGCAGGATGGCGTATGGCATGCTTTCAGCGTGCAGGTGGAGCAAAAGCCAGCGCAAGCCCTGGAGCGTAGCGAGAGAGGGCGCAGAGCGGAGCGGTGCATGGTGTACTCACTACACCTTGTGCCAAGGTTGTTCGCCCTTCGGGGAGAGCAAGAGCATTCGCTGCGCTCACTCGCTCAACCCCGCAAGCGGGGGCCCCTTTCGCTCGAACAGCCAAAGCGGATTATTGCTTGGGAGGCAAAAGCGGGGCCGAAAGGAGGTCGGCCCAAGGGCCTCCGTGGTCGCGCTTCCTGCCTTCTCGCTGCGCTCGAAGACAGGAAGCCCTCCCGGAACACGAAGCCCCAGGAAGTCCGCCTTGCCGCCCACTATCGGTAGGGTTTGCACCCCTGCCCCCTCAGCGCGTTGGGCGGACACGTCCTAGACCTGCTGCATCGACCGGGCCTGCCCTGCTGGGTGCCCCCTCGGCGTTTTTAGAGTGGTGCCGGTGTAAATCCCCTTGCCCACTGTCGCTGCCCCAGGATTGCGAGTCCTGGAAGGTATGACGCGCGTCGCACGCTGGCCTTGTGCTGAGTTTCCCCGTTTAGGCCGGGTCGCCACGGTTCAGAGGGTAACAATCTCTTGAAGTCCAACCCCTCGAACCACGCATTCGCGCCACTGGTGACGACCAATGGTTTCGGGGTGAGGGCCTGGGAGCTTGAAAGCCTTATCAGATAAGGCCAAAATGAGGGCTACCAGGTCTCGTTCTCCGGCGCCTAAACCGAATTTCCCCGAGACCTTGGTACGGAGCGCCTGCAAGCGCCGCCGTACCGCTTCAAAGCCCGCGCAAGCGGGCTTTGTCGTTTCTGTTACCAAGATATTGCGCTTCGTTGCACCGTGCAACCTCAGCATCTTGGGTAAGTCCGTGTTATTTCGCGGAAAATTGAACGCTTTTGAACACTAAGTCCCGGCATCTGCCGAGGCTCACTGGTCAAGATCGCCCGTAAACAAAGGAACTTCTGTCAATTTACTCACCACATCAGACGCCCCCGAGAAAGAGCGTCTGATGTACTAACTAGACGTGCGACATATTGTCGCACCCGCTAACCGGCAGCGGATCCGGCGAGCACTTGAGCGAAGCGCGACAGGTGCGCCCGATCACCGGTTTCCATCTTGCGGAAGTGCTCGATGAGCTGCCGCTCGGCCTCGTCCAGGGGCGCGGCGTGCTCTTTCGCGGGGCGGTCGGCCTCCAGCCAACGGGAGTACTCCAGGCGCTTCAGCGGATCCCGCGTTTGCGAGAGCAGCAGCTGGAGAAAGCCGGCGAGGTCTTCCATGTCCACTTCGGCGCGGTGCGGCGAGTTGCTTGCCGAGGTGGCGAGCCCTTCCAGGAAGCGCAGCGTGTCCAGGCCGCGCATGACCTGATTGTGGGAGTCTTCGCAGAGCAGGTAGCCCGTGCGTGGCGCGATTGCTTGGCTGGTCATGCCCGCACCTCCACGCGCACGGCGCCCAAGGTGCGCAGCGCTTCCAGGCTGGCCAGCGGCGCGGAGGCCGGCAAGCGCAGTTCGCCCAGGACTTGCCCGGCGCGGTTAAACAGACGGACGGTGGTACTCTTTACGTGTTGCATGGCGTTCTCCTTAGTCGGTCGCCGTGTGATTCCTGACGGTGCTCGAACATCGTCAGGGCCTGCCGTCCCCCGGCGCTCGAACGCCGAGGGGATGGCTATTTCTTCGCTTCCTCCCAGCCCAGCAGCCAGGACACGCGGTCTTCTGGCGCGGCCTTGTCCGGGTCGCAGGGATCGCCGCTTTCGCCAGCGGCAACGCCCGCCTGGCGGCTTGGCTCATGGAGCCAGATAGTCTTTCGCTTCCAGCCTTCCTTCGCCCTGCGCTCGATCAACCTTGCCTGCCGCTCGGCTGCTGCCTTGCGTAGCTCCTTGCCGCTCAGCAGGTCGCGGGTGCGGGTGTCGTGTTCATCTTTCATCGTCTATCCAGCCCAGGCCGCGGAACTCCTCGACGCTATCCTCAAGCCAGCGCAGTTCCTCGCGCCAAGCGCGTTCGCCTTCGTCGTAGCCCTTGGGATCGATGCTCCGGTGTGCTTCGAGCTTCGCCAGCAGCTTGCGTCCCCGATTCTTGCGCACCTCCCACATCTCCCGGCAAACAGCCATGAACTCGGGATCTTCTTCCCGATTTGCGTGATAGCTGCGCGCGAACTCCACGAAGATTTCGAAGTGCTCCTGGTCGAAGTTCGAAAGGCTGTCGCCGCGAAACTGCGCGCTGGCCCCGTTGTAGAGCGAAAGCACGAATTGCTGGAGGCTCTCCGCAGTGCTGTAGCCATCGAACAGAATGTGACGGTACTTCTTGAACGGCGACATGGTATTTCCCTCGGTTCGCTTGTGTTGTGCTGACGTTATCACAACGAATTATAGATGCAAGCACTATTCGACTTCGACGGGTGTTTTCCAGAGCCGCTTAACTGTCGAGAGGGAGACCTTGAGCACGCCAGCGGTCTCGGCCTGGCTCATGCCTCGGGCCTTCAGCCGCTGCACCTGGGCAGGCGCCGCCGCCTTGGGGCGTCCAACCGCCTTGCCTTCATCGCGGGCGCGCTGGAGGCCTGCCTTGGTTCGCTCGATCAGCAGATCCCGCTCGAACTCCGCCATGGCCGCGATGATGCCCATGGTCATCTTGCCCGCCGCGCTGGTCAGGTCGATCCCGCCCAGGGCGAGGCAATGCACCCGAACGCCCGCTTCGGCCAGCTGCTCGACGGTCGAACGGACGTCCATCGCGTTGCGCCCGAGACGGTCAATCTTCGTTACGACCAGCACGTCACCGGTCTCCAGGCGATCCAGCAGGCGCTGGAAGCCGGGACGCTCTGTCGCCGGGGCGCTGCCGCTGATCACCTCCTCGATGGCGCGCTGCGGTTCGATCTCGAAGCCGGCCTGGCGGATCTCCTGGAGCTGGTTGGTTGTGGTCTGGTCAGCCGTCGAGACGCGGCAGTAAGCGAAGACGCGGGGCATGGGTTGGGGCTCCTTGGTTCAAAAGTCAGCCCGCCCAGTTTAGGGCAGATTCAAAACGCCGAAACCCTGCCTTTTGACCACCCCGGCGATACCCGCTCTTTTCCGGTCGGTTTAGACCCCCCCCAAAACGCCGAAATGACACATCCGCCGCACAATGTGTCATCGCCCTGTAAGCCACGCACCACGTGGCCTCCAGCGGAGCGACTTAGCAACAAATGACAGATGTCGGTTTTTTTTCCGGTTCCCCTGCTGTGCGTGCGCGCGCGCATAAGCCTTGAATAGCCCTCAAATGTGTCACATGTGTCATCAGAAACGTGTAACCCAGCAACCACGGGGCTTCCAGCGATGACACATTGCTAAAACATCCGTCACCAATGTGTCACTAAAGGCCAACATGTGTCATCGAGCCGACGCCCTGAGACGCCCTGAGACATGCCATAAAGCCTGCTGCATGGCTGAAAACGGCGGCGCCGAGGATTCGGGTTTACGAGGGCACTCGGAAAAGGGCCTCGGTGCAGGGATTCGCAGGGAAAACAGGCCCCCGCCTGCCTGGGCGCGGCCCAGCGCCGCCGTGGGCTTGGCCAAAGTGCAGGGGGTGCAGGAAAACCGACCCATTTAGCCCGGAGGTGTGGTGGGGGGACTTCGGCGCGCGCCGGCAGAAGCCCCCGCAATTCACCGCCGCAGGCCGCCGCAGCGCACGCAGGCGCAACGAACGGCGCGAATCAGGGGCAAACCACGGGCAAAAAGAAAGCCGCACAGGGCGGCTTTCTGGGGCGCTGAGAGGGCGTCAAACGAACTCGATGTTCTCCGCCAGCGCGACCAGCTCGAAGTCCTCGACCACATAGGCTTCGTTCAGCGACTGGAAGTCCTCAACCTGGTTGATCATCGGCTCGTCTCTGATGAAGCGGCGCAGGCTGGATTTCTGGTAGTAGATCGAGAGGTTGCTCAGGCTGGTGACCAGCACCGTGGCATCCGGGAAACTCGGCGCGTCGCGGTGCGGGATGCCGGCGATCAGGCCGCTGGCCAGGATGCGATTCAACGCCAGCTCGGATGCGTTATCGGTCGCGTCCGCTACGTTCGCCAGCAGCTTGGTATGCAGCAGGTCGCGATCAACCAGCACGACCAGATCCGGGCGCTTGCGGTGGTGAGGGGCCAGCTTCTGGATCAGGGCAAACACCAGGGCGTCCAGGCTCCGGTAGTCGCCGGTGAGGCCGATGGTCACCTTCCCAACAGTGGCGCCCGAGCTTGTGACTTGAGCCGGGGCCTTCGTGCGGATCTTCTCCAGCCAGCCAATGTTGACGTCCTGGAGCATGGGGTATGCCTCCCGGTCGGTCGCTACCGCCACGTGAGTGCCGTTGAAGCCGATCATCAGCCGGTCGAGGGCCTGCCGCTTGCCGATCGCGCGATCGATCCGCTCCTGGAAGTCGGGGAACTTGGCCCAGCCGTCCATCATCGGGTAGGGCAGCGCCACATCGAATTCGGTCTTTTCACATGTATAAACATCCAGCCCAGCCAGATTGATGACGTTGCGCGGCTTCCGGGGGCCGGCGCTCGTGTTGGTGCGCCCAGCCAGCGGATCGTTGATCGAGACCCCGACCGCCTGGCCTTCAGGCGACTCGACAGGGATAAGGTTGATTTCGGCCAACAGCTCGTGCGACTCCTGAGCGGTGGCAATGGCACGCTGCTCGGTGGCCGGCTTTGCCGTGAAGGTGCCCTTGACCGATTGGACGTCGTTTTCTTTGGCCAGCTTGTCGGTGTAGGCGCTGTAGAGCGCGCGTGTTTCGTTAAGCATGATGTGCTCCTGGTCTGAATGTGTTGGTTCGGTTAATGGGCAGCGATGCGATGTGTGGTCTTCCCGCCACTCAGCTCCAGGCGGCGTAGGTCAGCGCCGTTCTGTGCAACGATCTCGCCGGGGATGGTGCTCGGAATGGCTACGCTGTTAAGCAGCGGTGCCTCGATGCTGTCGGCCTTGTTGGCTATCTCATTTACGCGGTTGGCGAATTGCCCTTCATCGGTCAACTGCCGGAGCTCGCTCAGCAGCTCCGGCAGCCCTTCAACTGCAAGCAAGGCTGCAACTCGCTCGTCCCGATAAAGGCCTCGAACGGCGGTGCATTGCGCGCTGACGTCACCCCTCGCCTTGGCGATCTGCACAACCAGTTCGCCATGCAGCTCCTGGCGCAGCGAGACCGTGCGCCGGAATTTTTCGGCCTCCATCTTCAGTTCGGTAATGCGCTCGGCCTCCTGGTTGATCTTGCGCTGGTCGGCGCTGCGCGCCTTGGCCATGTCCTTCCAGGACAGGGTTGCCTCCTCGGCCTGGGCTTCGAGCGCCTGGGCCGCCTGCTCAAGGCGAGCGGTTTCCTTGACCGTCGCCTGGTAGGTCTCCTGGGCTTCGAGGTATGCCGCTCGGGCTTCCAGGAAACGCGCGTGCCGTTCCTGGAACAGGGGCGAAAAATCGGAAACGGTTGGTGATGTGGTCAGCATTGGTTTTTCCTCTGGTTACCCATAACGGGCGTCGTCGTCTGCTGGTTTTGGCGTCAGGTCGACGCCCTTGAATCCGCGCTCACCGGCTGCCCGGTAAGCCTCGAAGCCCCGCTTTCGCATGGTCTGGCTGAATGACTTGGCGCTGCCGGCGTCCTCTCCAGCGGCTTCGGCGTAGCGCCTCCAGCTGGCAAAAAGTCGGGCGCTTGTGCCGCGATGAATCAGGCCCAGGTCGCAGCACTCGTCGAGCCACTGGCCGAACACGTCCTGGTCATCGAAGTACTCTTCCGTGGCCTGCCGCACGACTTCAGGCCTGATCAACCCGTTCTGCTTCCAGTCGAGGAAGCCCTCGATCATCCAGCGCAGGATCTGCGGCCACTCCTCGCGCAGGTCGGCCTCCAATTCGGGATTGGGCACGGCTGGCCGGTGGATGAAGGGGATGATGTTGAAGCGGCGCCGCGTGGCGTCGTCGACGTTGTTCAGGCGGGGCTTGTGGTTGCCGACAATGACCAGCTTGAATTCGGGCGTGTAGGTGAAGAAGTCGCGGCGCATGAAGCGGGCGGTGATCGGGTCGCCCCCGGTCATCTGCTTGATCTTGGCCTCTGCCCAGGTGCGCCCGTCTTCGGTCTCGCTGGCTGTGACCAGGCGCGCGCCCTTGAGCATCGCGAGGTCTGCCGGGTGCTTGTCGTACTTGCTCGCCGCGAAGGTCTCCATCGCCGCCGTGGTGGCGTACTCGCCGAGGATCCCGGTCAGCGTGTTGAGCCAGACGGACTTGCCATTGCCGCCAGCGCCGTAGATGAAAAACAGGGCATGCTCGCTGGTCTCGCCGCTCAGGGCATAGCCGGCGATCTGTTGCAGGAAGCGGATCAGCCCGGCATCGCCGCGCGTTGCATCGTTCAGGAACGCCATCCAGCGCTTGGGCACGCCCGGCAACGGCGTCGTAGCTGCCGTCCTGGTGATCATGTCCGCTTGCTTCGCGGGCCGGAGCTTCCCCGTATCGAGCTCGACCGTTCCCCCCGGCGTGCCAAGCAATCGCGGCGCTCGATCCCACACTTCAGCGCTCACCGCAAAGCAGCGCGCTGCCGAGGCAAAACGCTCGACGGCGGCGGCGGTGTTGGCCTTGGAAAACTTCGCCTCGCCGTTGCTCAACTGCCGGCAGATCTCCCGCGCCCAGGTGAACGCCAGGCGCGTGCCCTCCTGCTTCCAGCGCGAGCCATCCCAGACGTACCAGGCCCCCGCCGTGTGGCAGTAGCGCAGGTCATTGGCGTGGCGCCGCTCGAACTCAAGCGACAGGCTGTCTTCGCTGAGCTCCTGGCCCTTCTTCAGCTTGATGGGCCTCGGGGCTGTCCACTCCTGTGCGTAGGGGTCGGCCTGCATCACGCCACCCCCAGCCGCTGCCGCGCGAGCTCATAGCGCGCCTGATCTTCTGCGCTCAGGGGCAAGCCCTGGAGCAGCTGAGCCTCGGCGATTCGGACAATGGTGGCTTCGTGCAGGATGGCCTTCGGGCTTGGCCCTCTGGCCCCGCGGCGCCTGCTTTTGCTCAGGAACAGGTCACGCAGCTCAAGGCCTACGGCAGCGCAAATTTCCTCAGTGGTACAGCCTCCCCAGCACTTGAGCAGCGCGCGCCCGTCATCGGCCTCAGTGACGTAAAGGCTCGGCGACTTGTCGTCATGGGCTGGGCAGCAAGCCACCCAGCTCCCCGGCTTGCGCTGGCGAACCTTGCTCAGGCGCGATAGCAGATTGTCGACCGGGTTCATTTGCGCACCCCGCCGATCAGCGTGATGCCTTCCACCAGCGCCATCAGCTCCAACACACGCTG